GTTATGGGTGGTATGAGGGATATGTTGGATTATTATATGTGTATTATCGCGGACCGCGGTTAGTAGTTTTATCTGACGCACACGCACAGGTAAAGATGGAACAAAAGGAATTAGCGGCTACAGCACTGCGTATTGTTTTTTTCCCAAATACTTGGACTAGAGTAGCCTCTTCTTTTGTAGAAAAGAGCTTGAATAATGAGACAGGGATGCTTTGTTCTTTAGAGCGATCTGGATATGTGGATATATATACAGATGCCAAAGAGGTTGAAAGACTTGAGGCATTAGGTATAGATCCTGCAACTGTTATAGAAAAGCCGGTGGCAGCAGAAGCAGTCACAGTTACAAACAATTCTGGTAGCGATCCTAAATATTTTGATATGAGCATGATGCCGCAGGCAAAAAAAGCAACAGTTGGTCCTATAGGGCCTGTCACAACACAAGTGGAATCAACCGGGCAGATAAATAAGATAATGCAACTCGTACAACAACAGATGGAAAGTCAACTTAAGCAAAACGAAGTCATGACTAAAATGATGGAGGTCACGACCAAAATGATGGAAGCATTTTCCAAACAGGAGTAGGCACATGGATGTACCTCAAATACTAAATAAAGCGCGTAATGGTGCGTTGCCCAGTAGATTTATACAGAACATGTGCGACGAGAACCTCAAAATCTGGTTACAAATGGGATTAGATGATATAAATTATACAACTCCGATGACCAGTTTTTCGTTAGACACGGCGCCACAACAATGGGAAACCGCTGTATTATTCGGATGTAACGCAGTAGCGTCAGTAATTGTCGCGGGTGATGTTGCTTTTGAGGATATATCATATAATGACAATGGATTTAGTTTACAATTAGACAGGACAGGGAAGTTAATGCAGGTTAACGAACGCATCAGAGATGTTTTTGTTAAGATGAAGTTCAATATAAAAAAATATTATAGTATGCAAAGCGGGCCTTGCGGTTTAGGATACCCGCGATTTACAGCGCAAATGTCTTCTTTTATGCGCATCTTATATGGATCTGGGTATTCGCGATGAGAAAATATATTGAAGAGTTGTCTAAAACAGCTGCGCAGACTGTTGCGGAACAGGATTTGGTAACTAAAACAGAATTCGCAGTGGTTGTAGCTTCTGCTGTTGCAGATGAGGATTTAATAAAGAAGGTTTTAATTGCTAGCGGAATACCTGCGGTGTCAGTGGAAAAAAAGAAGGGAGTATCAGTAGTGTCTCCGGCGATAGGGGATAATGTTGAACTAACACAAGAGATACAAGCATCGAAAGATATTTTAATAAAAACACCAACTACTCTATATAACGTACCTAAGGTAGATTTGCCTTTGGGGTATATAGGGGAAGTGGTTGGGGTGGATAAAAATGCGGCAAATGTTAAGTTTGAGGCTAATATCCGGGTTGTGGCATATGACCAGTCAGGTAATCAAGATTTTGTGGATTACTTTGTGGATACTGTTGTTGTGCCACTAGACAAATTGATTATTCGTTAAGGGTGTTATGTTACCAGCAACACAAAAAGTCAAAGTGACGAATTTGTTAAATCGGAACGATGGAGACTTTCAAAATTATAAAGTAGAGTGGCTTTCTGTGCCTGGGGCAGATGGGTATAAGGTTTACGCATCTGTTATTCCATATGGTTCTTTTTCCAGTGTGGCGGTTGCAGTAGGGGATGTCGGAGCGGCTACAACGACGTATACTGACACATCACAAACGATTGTGGCAAACGGGTCAGATACAATAAATACGTATGGTAGTTTTATAACCAACGTAACACATTTCAAACCGTTTTATTCTGTACGTGCATACATGGTAGATGCAGAGGAAGAGAAGGTAGAGGGGGATCCGTCTAAGTGGGTATCTGAGGAGGATTCTAGGTGGTCGTGTGACGGGCCTTTCACAAACCCTTATATGATAGGTACCATGCCAATGGCGCAATGTAGTATGAAATATGGGTTGCCTTCTAATAAGTATGCGTCAGATGTATTGGGTATAATAAGGGATCAAGCAATATGGCAGTTGCAACAAGACGGGCAATGGATTTGGTGGTTTAAGCGTAAGGTATACGGGAGTGCGTGTTCCCATGTAGATGTAGATACAAATATGTGTTCGCGGGGGGATAAATGCACTGAATGTTATGGTACAAATATATCCGGGGGTTTTTATACCCCTATAATGATAAAAGCAGTTATTATCTATGGTTCTCGTAAGGATGTTTTTGAAAATTGGGGTATACGTACGGTAAGGGAGTCGAAATCGTGGACGATTTGGCAACCTAAGCTGTCTACGAGGGATTTTTTTGTATTAGCAGATGGCAGACGTTATGAAGTGACGTCCGTTACACCATCTTCTCCGTACAGAGGCGGAATATATAATAAACAGGATTTTGAATTTAGAGAATTAGAATTACAACATGTCCTATATTCCGTGTCAGTACCTGGGCCGTTAGCGAGGAATTGATGAAAGAATTAATTTATATAGCAGCCCAGTCATATACGCAACAACAGATAATATTATTTCTGCGGGAATACTTTGCAAAACAACCTGATACGTTTTATAAATGGGAGCAAAATCCAGCCAAAACAAAGATTTTTATTGGAGCGGAGTACGCGCAACAGCGAGTTGACACACCCAGTGTTATTGTAGGAGATGTATCAGGTAATTTGTATAATCGTATGTTAGGGCAGGAAATGATTACTAACATATATGAAAACGTAACAACCGACGGAGTAACTACTAAGGAACTGGTTGGATATCGGTTAGCAGGTATATATTCCTTAGATGTTACAATAGATGTATACAGTTATCAATTAGGCGAACGTAGACGTATTGTGGAATTAGTGGGATCAGCAATAAGACATCTCGGTTTAGGAGAATTGCAAACGCGAAACATTGCTGTAAACAAGATTGATGTATCCAGACCACAAATTCGTGTGATTGGTAATGAATTGTTGCAAACTGTTTCTACTACCCTAGGTGTGATTACGCAGTGGTACAAAGATGTAAAAGAGTTGGACAAGTTAGAAACAATTTTAATAGAAGAAATCAATGTAGTTAATACTACAAATTAGGAGTATATATGGCGATAATTAAACTGGGTAAGGAACCCGGTGTTTTTATAGAAGAAAAGGTGAACACCGCATTAGCTATAACGGACCAAAGGTTAAAGGTTGCAGGTATTGTTGGTGTTGCTTCCCCCAATATCGTGGTTTCAGATGTAGCGGTTACACGCGGTTCAGGAGCTACAGATACAATACCGGGATTTGCATCAGCAGATGTTTTAGCGATTCTCAGTGTTAGCTCATATGTTAACGCGTATGGCACGAATATATCCAGTTATGCAGCCGGTATAGATTTTACAGTAACAGGTAACACGATTACGTGGCTGGACGAACCTGTCCCTATAGAAGGGACAGTAGAAATAGATACAGTATTGCGTGGTTGGGTCGGTTCGGGTACTCCCACGATAGGGGATTACGTTTTATGGAGTACAGCTACGGCTTGGGGTACTGGTAAAGTAGAAATAGACACAGTGACTGCGGCTTGGGGCGGTACAGGAACTCCAGATATAGGGGATTTCGTTATATATAATGAAGATACACATCAATATACGAATTCTACAGAAGAAATAGTGGGTGCTGTGCAGATTTATGATAATGTTCCAGAAACTGCGGGCTATGTTATGGCGGTGGAAGACATTGTTGGTGCCTTGGAGGTTGTGGAAGATACGGGTGTTAATTCAGTAGCCCCAGCGGAAGGATCAACTTATTACGTTACATTAAATGCAAAGAAGACTGCCGATTATTATTTACCTAAGAAATGGGGTAAAGGGCAGATGCAGGATATAATTAACTACTACGGCGCAGAGTATTATACAGAAGATGATACAGATGTTCTAAACGAAGTGACGCTTGGCGCCAAATTGTTATTTGCAAACGGAGCAGATGTTATTTACACCTGCCAGGCTGCGTATGATGCGGAGGGTGACCTTTCCCTTGCGAATTTGAAGACGGCTATTGATTTGTATGACGACATTGATCTTCAAACCTTGATTTGCTTAAGTGTTTTTACGGGCGAAGGCGCAGCGGAAAACAATAGAGCACTACAAGATTACTTGGTACAGTCAGTAGTGGATTCATCCACTCCGGAAGAAGGTTTTACCCGTATATGCTGGATAAGTGCTTTACAGGATGTGGTTGCTAGTACAGCGACACAGGCGGCTTTGTACAGAGAACAGCGTTGTGTGTTAGTCGCCCCGTCTATGTGTACCGTTTTAGCGGAAAATAGCGTAGGGGATGCAAAAGAGTTTAGCGTACCCACTACATTTGTTGCAGCGGCTATGGCAGGGATTACAACTAATAACAGTATACCTGTAGCAGAGCCTTTGACGCGTAAACAGCCAGCTGGAATATATGGCGTATCTACTGTGTATACAAAAGCAAACATTGAAACTTTATCTGCGGCGGGTGTTTTTGTAATAAAGGATAGGGGCGGAGTAATCTCGGTAAATCAATCTGTTACTACAGACAATACAAATCAAAATAACAGGGAATTATCTGTTGTTTTGATTAAAGACCAAGTAATGAAGGATATACAATACGCATTGGATAATGAATATATAGGTCATTTTTACGATAGGAAAAAGACGCCGACTACGATAAAGGCGTCCATAGTTACAATATTGAACTCATTTATAGGCACATTGATACAGTCGTTTAATGACGCGGATATAGTGGTAGTGCCAGACGAGGTAGATTCTACCCGCGTCAATGTTACAATGGGCTTTGCTGTACTGCGTCCGTTGAATTATATCTATATTTCCTATACAGTGGAACTATAATAAGGAGAAATTATGGCAATAGATTTTACATTTTCTACGGATGTTTCGAATCCTAAAGGCACAGTTCGTTTAGTTACAGCGCTTGAGTTATATGCCAAGGTTCCGGATGCAACGGATCCTACTATTAAGCATCAGGTGCCCATAGGAATTGCACAGGAATTCACACAGAACGAGCAACGCCCTGTGATATATAACTGGGTGCTTGGTAATAGAAATCCATCCAGGCCTAGAGATCTTATACCCGGTGTTATAACACAGAGTACATTGAGATTATCTATGGTGGCTTTATATACGGCTAACGGGTTGGGATTGTTGTCAATACCTAATCCGGCAACGCAGGCAATAGCCCCAGCCTTACCGTATAATAAACGACCGTTTGATTTGGTGGAACGTTGGTTTAATGCTGCCACTGGAGTGACTGTATATGAATTGATTTATGTAAATTGTTTCGCATCCGATTTAGAATCACGCAAGATTATGCAGAGTGGTGATGATTTGCGTGTGATGGATGGATTAACAGTACATTATCAGGATATGCTATTCGTACCGTCGTCTGATTTTGAAACACAAATCGCAACAGGTACATTTGGCAATCCGTTTACAGAATAAAGCAGTCTTAAAGTGTGGGGGTTACAGCCCCCACACTAATATTGAGAGGTTCCCATGGAAAGCATAGCAGAGTTATTTGAGGCAGTACCTGTAAGAAAAGAATTTAAGAATTCCAAATTGGTGTTCAAACTACGTACATTAACTGCCGACGAGATAACTGACTCGTATAAAAGAGCAGATTTATTGGCAATTACCCAAGAAACACGTATGTTAATTGTCCGCCGGTATTTAATAGCGTATTCGTTGGAAAGCATTAATGGTATTGATGTCATTGCAATACCTGAAGTACAGAAATTAATGAAAACAGCGGATAATAAACCGGTAGCAAAAGAAGACGCTGTAGCACAAATCTTAGGTACATTCGATGATTCAGTCCTTGAGTCATTATACCGTTGTTACAGTATATTAGTAGAAGAAACCCACAATAATCGTGAAGAACTAAAAAAAGCCTAAGTGGTCCGCGCGGACGTATTTTATGGCAAGTTTTAACTAAAGTAGGATATACCGCATTTAAAGATATTTTGGAGAAGCCAATCCTATTCTCCTGGGCCACGCAACAAATACAACAGGATGAAAATGAACAAGGCGAATTAATAGCCACGGTAATACAAAGACTGAAACCTTGGCTAAATCCCGCATTGTTTAGTCATGAATACAACCAAGAGCAGAAGAAAGACGCAAAGGTTCAAAAAATTACAGGTAAACCAGCTGAGACAGTTACAATCACGAATACTTTTGATTCTATTTTGAAAAAACACGGAAGATAGCATGCCAGAAACAACCCCAAATAATGATATATTAAATACCTTAGTTGCTCTTGTAGCTGAGGTACATAATGTATTGCAGAGTACGCTAACAGTTCAGAAGGACATGAAACATGAGATGGCCGTGCGGCTTGAGAGTGTTGTGCGCGGAACTAAGGATGTTAAGGATGCTGTAAAACAAAATGTAATTTCAGCTAGTCGTCCATATGCAGGTGCGCAAGCCAAAGTAGCACAAATTCCCGATTCTGTTACTAAATTACAAGCAGGCATAGAAAAATTAGTAATGAAACAGAACCAACAGAGTAGTGTGGTATCTGGGATGCATAATGCTTTGCCTTGGCGGTGGCGTAAAAACTTCGAAGGGGTTTCTGCCGCTGCTAATTTAGCCGGAGGATTAAAGACAGCCGCTGGGATACGAGCAGGTGCGGGGGCGCTTGCTGGAACATTTGTTGGAGGATTAGCTGTAGCTGCACTAGTTACGGCGTTAAATCAGGTTGCAAAAGGTTTAAAGGAAAATTGGTCTCCGGAAGTTTTGGGCTCCATATACGCAAATGCCCGTTTTATGGAGGCCAGGCAGGGTCGTTTTACTGCAGGCGACAGAGAAGTAGACGCACAACAGTATAGATTTTTTCGCAATAGGATGCGACGTTTGGGATTACGTGATGATGCAGAAATAGGTGCACTTACTGCTGGCGTTGCTGGGGCGGGTATTGGTGGAACAGATGTATTTGGAGCAGCCAAATCTAAGTATACGATAAAGAAGATGTTTGGACTAAATGTTACAGAGGGTCAATTGGCACAAATGTACAGGTCTACTAGAACTGCGCCAGGTGGCTTTATGACTACAGGGGCAGGAGAATTTACAGCCAATAACGTATTTGCGACTCTTTCACGCATTGTTGGCGCAACAGCTTATAAGGGTGGTACAGCGGGTCTGACAGATATGTCCAATATTTTGTTAAGTCTAACAGATAGATTATTAGATACCAATAACAATTTACCGCGCTTAATTGGCGGATTAGGTAAATTAAGCTCTCTGGTAGCGGAGAATAAGTTAAATGCGCAAGAAGCCGCGCAATTAATACAAGGGGTAAACCAAGCATCTTTTCCCCAACGCATGAACATTCTTGCGTTATCCGGATTTCAGGGAAATATGCTGACAGAATCAGAATCCTTTTTACGTAAATCTAGGTCAGGAGGTATGTTTGCCAATTTACAAATGGCGGCTCGGGCAGCTCTTAATATAGGCAGACAAGCCGGTGGAAGTAGTTTAGAACGGCAGGCAATTGTACGTATGAACTTGGAACAATTGGGCTTAGGTGGGTTAGCCAGTACACCTGACTTATTAGAAACCTTAACCAAAGCCGCTGCGGGGGATAGTACAGTTTTAAAGGACATTGCAAACAAAACAGCAAACGAAACTCAATTATTACAGAATGAGTTGGAAAAATTGGATATGATTCAGAAGCCTCTGGAACATATCCGTGATTTTATCTTTGGATCTGTTGGTCCAGATAAGCTTTCAGCACAGCTGACACGCGGGGGAGAGAATGCTACCCGGCATTTACTAAAACAGTCTGGCATAACAGATCCCGCAATAGTGGAAGCAGCTGTGAAAGAGAATAGAGAGGGGATTACAGTATCTGAGGCATCCAAGGCAGTTTTAGAGGCATTGTTGGAGGTTTTTAAAGGTAATCTAGAAATGACTGGTAAAGTGAAGGCGGCTATAGAAGATCAGGGTAAAAGAGTTAGGGCTCCAGAAGAAATAGGTAAGGAGGACTGATATGGCATTAACGGATACAATGCACAAACACCCAGTTATTTTTGGGAATACGCGCATTCCCTTGTTTTTTAAATTTACACAAAATCCCAACAAATTTACTTTTACAATGACAAAGGAGTATGATACAACTCGTACTATTGGCGGATATGTTTTTGAACAATGGGGGAAAAAGCCTACAATATTAAAAGGTGATGTGCGTATCAAGAAAGATAGCGGGTTAGAAACATTTTTAGGCATACAAACGCAGACTACTGGATTTGAGTTACAGGATCCGACATACTGCCCGGAATTAATTACATTACAGACACTGTTTAATATAGATCAACGCAAGTTTGCGTCCAAGGGGTTGCTGACCAACACAATTTCTACTGTTTCCTCAGCGGTTAGTAGCGGAGTAGCTGCAGTTAAATCCTTGATATCTACAGGCAACGTAGCTTCTGTAACATATGAAACGCCCTCACAAAACTCTTTATCTGGTTATTTAAATACTATAACGGATACAATTATTTACTATAAGGGGTGTATATATTCTGGATTTTTTACAGATATGGTAATAGAAGAAGATGCCAGCACCCCATTCTTTTTTACAGTAAACTTTACGTTTGTTGTAACAAACACAACATTTGATTGGATTGATACATTATTGGTTAATACGGCAGCAGGTAGGACAATTTTAGAAATATGGGGATTAACTACGTCTACGATAACACTGGCTTCACTGTTAGATGAGGTTATTTCACTGTAATGGGATTATATACAGAAGAAACGGATTTCCGTGAATTAAACAGCCAGCAATTAAAACGGCCGGCTGTTGTTACGATACGCAAACCATTAATCCATAAAGCGGAGATGGAGGATGTACTTACGCGCTTGCTGAATTTATATGTCCCTGCAACCAAAAAAGAAAGGAAAGTATCTGGGCGTAATACCATTGTAGTAGGGGGTCGCGCTTTATTATTGAGTTATAAAGATACAACATCTGTGCAAAGTTGGAAATGGGTTAAATACAATGAGAACATTTACTTACGTACGCAGGCATTACAGCAGTTTCCAGTCGAATCCATACCATTGAAAAATATTGTACGGGATTCTGCACAAACAATTGAAATAGACCAGGTTTTAGCAAGTAGTGTTTTAGGAAGATTTGGCGGGGGGGATACAGCATTCTCATTAAACCCGACCGTACAGAATATAAATGATGTATATAAATTAGTTCTATTTAATCAAGTAGATGACAATTACCTGAATGCTTCAAAGGATACAGGAGAAACACAAGCGCCATTTCTATTAAAAACGCCTTATTTGTTCAAGAACGGAAGACTGCCATTTAAACTATCCAAAACAGTTACTAGAATAGATTTAACAAAAGAAACAACAGATACGACCGTTAACGCTATAAAACGGGCAATGAAATTCCTTTATGGTTTTATACCTAAAAAGACAATATCTGTATATATTTGGGCATTTGGTTTAAATACTCCAGCGGCTAAGATATCCGTAGAACATGCAGTTAATACACAAATACAAGACATAAGGGGGGTTGTTTGTAAGCAGATAGCAATCAATCTAAGGGATTATTATAATGCGATAAAGTATTCCTCCCGTAGGTTAGAGGCTCAAAATCGTGCAATGGAATTAACAAATAAGGAAAAGAACACATTTACGATTTTAGCGGACATTCGTAAACTAGACGTACCGTGGGCCCAGGCGGCCAAAGGTAAGAGTTACGGGGACAACTTAAGTGCTTTTTTAAATAAAATAGAGAAAGAACTGACTGTAAATACGACATATGACGAACAAAATATTCCATTATTAGCACTGGGACCGGAAGCGGAACGACTGTACAAACAAACCTGCAAGGTTATTTTGGCAGATGCTATTAGCGAGCAATATCTAACGACATCTGCGGACACAGAGAATATAATTACGCAGGGGGATTTTCGTGTAAAGTATTATGCAGTTTTACTTAAGAAGATACAGGATAAGGTACAGGCATATCAAGATCTTATCACTCGTGGAATAATGCATTTTCCACTATATTCTACATATAAGGGGGTTTTAGCGTATGATATAGCAGATTTGTTACAAGCAAAGGATACTACAACTCTGCTGGAATTCATACGAAATATGGAGAGTTTGTTGTTTGGTGCAACATCTGGTTTGTATATAACTTCACAAGATTCCAATACTACGGTTCCGACGGCCCCTATTTGGAATGCACAAGCAGTTGCGGGCGATGTATCTTTTGGACGACAAGAATGGGTTATATATCCTAATACGGAATTAACACCGTTAAAGCAGGTCGTATTAAATACCCAAAATCAGGATATAGTAAATATAACAGTACAAAGGGTTACGGCCGGGACGAGTGGTTGCAGTGTTGAATTAAAAAATGCGGATGGGAAGTATACGCATGAGAGGGAAGATATTCTAAACAGAGGGAATTCAATTTTTGAAAGTTTAGATGAAATTAAGATATTTCTACCTACGCGGGAAGGTACGGTGGAGGAATGTTTTCAGGGTATTGTATATAAGGTACAGGAGAATAACGAAGCGGGGTATCACAGTATAACAGTGTCTGCTGAATGTAATAAACGTTTGTTGCGGATGATGCGCACCAATCTTAAGCCTTCACTTAGTAAAGACGAATCTGCCAATAATCCTTTGACAGCTTTTGTCATTCCTACACAATTTTATAATGCAATTCAATATTGGATGCCGTTTTTGTTCATGCAAGGCCTATCTTATATGAGTTGTCAACCACAACAGATAACGGATGAAACGGCGTATAGTTTACCATTATATGGGCTAGAGCCGACAAATATAACGCAAAACACAACAGTTTCATATACAGTTCCAACAAGTACTGTACAGAAAATAAATGTAATGGAACAAGCCACACCAACATCTTTTACACCTAGTGTAGTAGGAACAAATACGCTAACTCCAACACAAAAAGATTTACAAAAACTTACAAAAAACATTGGATTGATTCCAGTGGATACAGGTGTGCCATTTGTTTATGCAAGTAACACAACAGCCGTAGGCATTAAAAGTGTGGATATGCCGACAATCAGCATAACCGCGCCAGAAGATGCCACAGTGTTACAACAAGAAACTAAATCCTTTTCATATAAAAACGTAGTGGGTTCGTATAAACAAGTTAATTTTATAGATGAACTGTTCAATCTTATCTGGTATTCCTGTAATTCCAGCGGATCAAACGAGGATATACAGAGAATAGCGAAGGCGAAAAAACAGCTAATTGAAGAATATACCGCTTCTGCAATCATAACAAATGCAGAAAATCCGTATAAAAACGAAAAAGATGAGCCAGGTATAACAGATTTAGCCACTGTTTTGAGGGGAGATAATCGGGTTACGTTTAAGGTGTATAAACAACGGTTTAAAATGCCTTTTAGCCCAGGAACAACCCTTACGTATAGAACACCTGTTGCACGTATAGTGGGAACAAGTCAGCCTGCTTTTGCTTTAAGCTATAGTAATCAGGAAGTTCAATTCAGTAATTGGAAATCTAATATAGAACTGATTGATGAGGTAGCTGGGCGTTTCAACTTTCTTTTTTACACAGACAAGCAAGGAGTAATAAACTTTACACCGTATAATTTTGATCTTACAACTCTAGCTACATATAACTACACCAAACCATATGTGGATTCTGCGGCCGTATTGACCATACAGCCCAGTATTTATTATGAAGGGGGGGATAACCCCCAAATATTAAGAAAACGCGATATAACGCAATATCAGCGCATACAGGATGATTCTGTGTTGGTTAACTGGGTTAAAGTCATAGGTTCATGGCAACAAGCTGGCAATATTGCACTTAACAATGCAATTGTATCCGATCCGGTGCTTATGCTGAAGGTAGGATTTAGGCCGGCAAGAGATGTATCTGTTTTAGGTATACGCAATACCAATGCGCTGACGTTGTATGGGCTGGCTTGGATGGATAGGAACAACAAACGATTTAAGGCCGCAGATATTTCAGGTATTTTTGATGCACGTATGGATATCAATTTACCTTATTATGTGCCCCATGACGAAGTTATTTATTTCTGTGAGGCTTTGAATATAACTTACACAGCAGGACAATCCTGCAAATATAATATGACCGGTTCTTTTGGGAAAACACCTATTTTAGATATTACACCCTATGTTGCTTCAGACACCACAGAGGTGTTTACTGATTATGCTATAGGTTTGACATTAGCCGCAGCGATACAAGATCTTTTTGTTAATAAAACTAAGATAACTCCTTCTGTATATTCGCAATACAAAAAAATATTTAACACCTCAAGGGTATCCGCTCAAAAAGCATCTATTTGTTGTTTTAACGGACATTTATGGGATAATGTGTCGGCTATTCAATTTGAGGAGTTGGTTTATAACTATACAGCAGTATATGGGGATAAGTTTTCAGGTATAGAAGGATATGTAGGTATGGGCATAACCGGTTTGACAGATATTACCACCATTATAAATAACCTAAATAATGCCCAGGCGGATACACAAGATATAAATGCAATACGGTTATGGGCCCCCTATATATATGCTTTACAAGATCCAAAAGCCCCCTCTATTTTAATAGAAAAACAAAAAGTTTTCTCAGATCTATATATACCAGGTATCGTTGAAGAACCAGTGCAAACACAAGCAACTACGTAGGATAACGGTTTATATATATAATAGAGGGAAAAGAGACGAGAATTATGCAATTAGCACAGGATAAGAAAAACAAGAATTTAATAGAAGATGCTAACTATACAAAGTTCATACGGTTCGCGAAAGTAACTAAGGTATATGATGCGTCTTCCCTAGGTAAAAATTACGGTGAAGTCGAGCTTGTTTGGTTGGATTCACAGGACCATGTTAACGGTACTGTTTCTTTCCTCAAGTCTGGATATTCTACTATACACGGAAGTGGTATTGTAGTTATGCCCTCTGTAGGGGATATTGTAGGATGTCTGGCTGTACAAGGCGCTGGACCCATTATAATCGGGTTTATATCTCAGCAACAGATTTTAGCGGTTTTAGGTTCTACACAGAATACAAATATTCCGGGTACAATAAGGCCTTTATTTTCAGGGGAAGTATTAGTTAAAAGCCGGGCGCAGTCGGAAATATATTTAAAGAAAGACGGTGGTATTTCCATTATTTGCAGAGATGCTAACAAGGCCACCCAAGTAGTAAACACAGACACTTTATTAAATACGGAACCATTGTTAGAAAAAACGATGTGTTCTTCAGAAAATGTTCAAGTAGAAATGCATCTGGGTGTACAAGGTTTAACTGAAAATCTAAGACAAGTTGGTTGTAGTCCTTCTATTTTTCAAATAGCAGCACATACTACAACACAACAGTCAGTAGAATTACAGGCAACTGCAGGGCATTTGACCTATGTATTGCCAGTAGACGATACAGCCACGATAGCCGAAATCGATCGTGTTGATATTTTAGTAAAAAATCCAGATGGGACAGAGGACTTTAAAAAAACAGTAAGTGGAGCCAGTATTGAACTTTTTACGCAATATGTATATTTACCACAACAGGATATGATAAATGGGCAGACTGAATCTCCGTGTACTTTGGACTCTAACCGGGTTATTACTTCTATTACGCTTCCTACGAATGTTAGCGGATTAGTAAAAAAGGGAACAATATTACGTGTTGTATATTTTACGAAGAGTGTGCTAGCCGGGCTGGAGATAAATAAGACTGGGGATGTTTTTATAGATGGACGTAACCTAGTATTTCGTTCTTCACAGAAAAAGGCGTGTTTGGGGCTCTTTGATTCCAGTAAGATAGTGGCATCTAGTAAACAAGTGGAATTAGGTGATAAATTAGGTGGATATGTGGAAACAACTCCTGGAGGTATTACATTATCCGCTGGTAAATTTAAAACAGCAGAAATAGCCCAATATGTTGCGGATAATGCAAGTTGTTTAGGCCCTGTACAGTATTTTTACATATTAGATAACTACCCGCTTATAGCGTATACAGCTGAGACACAGGAATATAGAATTGTTGGGTTATCTGAATATGTGGGGTTATCATCTGATATTCGTTATAATATCCGTCCGCGTAGTTTTGATTTAGAAGATAGCGCAGAGGGCGCATTTACAAGAAATAAACTAGTGTCTTTGATACAGTCCTCTACAGAACCTGTACAAAGTTACGGTGAATTGCGTACGGGGGCTGTATGACCTTATTAGAGGCGTACAAACAACGGGGTGTAGCATTAAAACCGGAAATGGCACCAGAAGCGTTTATATCTGGGGTTCTTTCAGTAGGATCTGTTGTATCAGTTGCTCCGTGGCTTGCTACAGCGGCAGCTACAGTACAAAAATTACTGAGTGTGTATAATACTTTAGTAGATAGTTTAGGTACGGCGGAAAAAACGGTGGAAACAGCCTCCGCCGCTTTGGAAAGTGCTCAAGATGCCTATGACAAATATCTAGCCAATCCGTCGAGTATACCATATATAGCGAATATAACTACTGGGATGTGTACCCCACAGGCAACCACGTTTGCAGCATATACAGCACTGTCAGAAGCCAGAACTGCTTTGGAGCAGGCTAAGGAAGAAGTTTCCAATTTACAAGAACAAACAACAACCGCATACAATAGCTTAATAACACAAACGCAGGATTATGTAAAACAGACGATGAAAACGGTGATTTAATGTTAAAAACCCCAGAAAATATAATAGAAGATATTAAAAAAAGAATTACTTATACAAATCCTGTTATAGATACAGTAACGGGCAATGTAACAACGGATTTGGGTGTAGAAGCCTTTGCGGAGGAGTTATCCTCTTGTTATACAGAAGAGGATCGGATTAGACAATTGTATCTGTGGGATGCCTCGGCATTTACAGACGCAGAAGCGGAGGCGCTGGCTAATTCTTTCGGGGTATACAAACTAAATTCCACGGCCGGAACAGGTGAGGTTACCTTTGGGGCATTGACTAAACCAGCGACAGGTGCGGTTTATACAATACCAGTAGGCACTACTGTGACTACGGGGTCGGATTCTACCACAACACAAAGCTATGTAACAACTACTGTAGGCACAATAGACAGTAACGCTATTTTGAACCCCAATACCAATTATTATGAATGCACTGTTAGCATACAAGCTACAAATACGGGTACAACATCAAACGTAGCGGCTGGTGCGATAAATACCTTAGAAACAACTCTAGCAGGAGTATCTATAGTATACAATGCCAACGCCATTGTTAACGGTACAGCAATTGAGACAAAAGATTCGTTGTTAGAGCGTACGAAATTATCTTTGCGCGGGTATGTATATGGCACTATCCCTTCCTATTTAGCCGCTGTTTTAGCGGATCCAGTAATTACTGACGCAATTGTTGTGGATCCTGATTCTGAATTTTCCGTACGAGGTCCTGGCACCATAGATATATACATATTGGGGACAACCAACGCATCGTATACACAACATATAACAACACAAGCGCAGTCAGAATATCTAACAAAAACCCCTATAATTTCCACTGGTACAGCAGTTGCTGTGTTTAATGACGGTACTACTATTGTAGAGGGTAACGGTTTCACCCTTATTCCTGATACAGACACTATATATGCCAGATCCAGTGAGGCAAAAGACCAGATTGTGTGGACAACGGCTGTATATGAGTCTGTGGTACTGACACATACATATTATGATTTAACGTATACATATAATAAGTTAGTGGGAGATACGCAAACCTCTATGGACACAGAGTCTAAGCGTATTGTCACAGCTGACGTACTTGTAAGAGATACATCTGCCGTTCAAGTTTCTATGGATTTTGACATTGTGGTTCTTACTGGATATGACACCACATACGTAATCAATAACTGTGTCTACGCGATACAGACATATATTAACAATTTTTCATTAAATCAAACACTTAGGCAGTCCGACATTATTGGACTGGTTGAAGGAATAGCTGGAGTGGATTACATAAAATTGCCTATGAGGCAGTTTAATTTAAAAGGAGTTACGGGTGTTGGGGATGTGGCGTCCTCTCCGCTTGAGTATCTTAGAGTGGAAGCATCCGATATTTTAATTAGTTAATGGAAGATATATTTTTTGTTACAAAGTGTAATCATCGTATACAGAATTATGCCTTAACTATTTATAAAGAAGGCGATA